TTCTAGCGTTATAGGTTTTTTTACATTCTTTTTAAAATTGGCAGCGTTTACCTTTTCCTGGGCTTTTCTTATTTTTAATTCACTAGCTTCTTTAATATATTGTTCTTCAGTCAAAACCCTAACTGGTAATGAGTCTAGTTCCATATCCTTAGCTGCAAAATAAGTTGCGTTGCCATCCATTAACTTATATGTGCCATCACCATTATCAATTACGCTTAATGGCCCTCGTTTTCCTCTATTCCCTATTGCAGCTTCCGCCATTAGGTTCTTAGCTATCGGTATACCTTTATTGTCAGATCCTTTGATTGGAATAATCTGCGATAAATTAAGATCTATTGTGTCAGCAGTTCTATTAAAATAGTTTTGTGAACCCTTTAAATTAACAGAACTAGAAATAGTTGGATCATTATTAGCTCTCGGAGGACCTATAAAGGTTTCATTATTTCTTAATTCAGTCTCTCTTTTTGCAGCCCTACCAAACACAGTCGGGGATGCTTTAAGTATATCCTCTATTTTTTTTAATGGGTACGTTACAACTGGGAAAATAATGTCTGAAACAACGCTGGACAAACCAGAATATTTAGCAACCTGGACATACTCCTGGTCTGGTTTATTGTTTTCTAAAAAACTATTGATTGAAGAAACATTATTAGTTTCAGCTACAACTTCGTTTTCTACAACGTTATTTTCCACTTTAGGCAAGTTTTCGCCTGGCAAATTGTTCTTCTCGTTGAACTCAGAGCCATCTAAAATCTTTGCTGGATTACCATTTAGTATGGTTTGCTCATTTGGGATTGTGTCTGGAATAGCCAATTTTAACTCTTTCTAACATATTTTGAAGACATTGGAAACATTATAAACCTGGAACAGTTAAATTTATTTGATCGTATATAGGCCGCCATATATCAGCTCCGGCTATAAGTGCTGCAGTTGCTATAGTTTCGCTTTCTTTAAGCATATTTTGATAGTCATTTTTTTTAGAATCATCTTTTTCTATAACTCTGGCTTTATCGTAAATATCCCAGAGTTGCTCTTTGACAGCACCTATTTCTTGTGACCATATTTGAACTTCAGCACTTTTGCCTTCTGGAGTCGTTACAATAACTTTTCTATCAAAGTAACCACCAGGATAAGCTTTCCAGCCTTCATCAACTATCTCATAGGTTTCACTTAACATTTTTACTATTGCATCTGCATCTTCTGGTCTGTCGGTGTTAACACCAGTCCGCACAATATCAGTTACTTGGTCTGGATCTGTGTAACCTTTAGCGCCTACTTTTCTTCTGGAGCTTTCTCTTGTTTTTATTCCTGGGTCAACTGTAGTTGCTCCAGTTACAGTAGCTTTGTCATTGATAATTAATGGGCCTTCAGTAGCTTCTTTTAAAAAGCTAACCAATCCAACTTGAGCTTCTTCAGCGTTATTATAAACTTTATTTAAAAATCTTTCAGTTGGGCTAACCATATCAGCAAGGTAGTTTGCACCTTTGGCTAAAGCTCCGCCAAAAAGCGCTCCAGTTCCAAAAGATATTGCAGATTGGCCAAAGTCAAACCCAGTTTGTTCATCACCCTGGATCTTAACCGACTGCCTTAAAGCATCATCAGCAGTAAAATAAGTGCCACCTTCAAAAGCGGCTAAAGCTGTAGTGCTTTTAATAGAACCTTTAAACGCTTCTATAAGTCCTTTTTTAGTCATTTCTTTAACGCCATGTCTTCCAATAACACCTACGCCTAATGTGCTAAGTCCTATATAAGTGGTAGGATCGGTAAGCATGTTTTTAAAAAAGCGCCCAGTTCCAGACCAGGTGATTTCTTTATCATCATAAGTCTTCATCATTTGGAGAAAACGAAACTTAGTATCATCCTCCATATCTGATAGTTGAGATGTCCTTATACCCATCATTGGGAGATTATAATTAAAAGCGCCCATAAACTCTAAGCCAAATTCAGCATACTTCTTTCGTTGCTCATCATTCATTTGCTCAAATGGGATGTCTTCTAATAAAGAACTAGCTTTAACGTCATTGCTAGTCATCATCTTATTTGCCATCTTCTTATATGAATCTGGGCCTACAGTTCCGACTGCGCTTTGTGATTTGTTAGTGGCATTGTTTCTTATAAACTTATCATAAATTAGTTTACTGCTAACAATCCAGTTTGTATCGCTATATAGATCTTCTTCTTTTACATCTATTTCAACTTCAGCTCTGTCCTGGTCAAATAAATAATCAGAGTCAGTTTCTGCGGGTGCGTTTTCTGCCCAGGACTTTTTATGTATAATATCCTGCTTGCCTAAAGTATAACCCTCAAGCCATTTATCTTCTAAATAACTCATTGTGGATTCCTTATATCGTCATTCTTAAATAAACTCTTAGCCCATTCACCCCAACCAACACCGCCATTTTGTTGTTCATTGTCATTGTTTGTAATAGTAAGAGCTTGGGAAGCGGCTATTTTTGTCTTAACCAAGCCTTCTATAAAGCTAAGCGTTTCTTTTTCTAGGACCACCTCAAGCGGAGTAAACGTTGGCTTATTGTCTCTTGTTGATCTTGGGTTAGCTTTAAGAAATGCTTTGGCCTTATCAACGTCTTCCATAATCCATTCTCTAATGTTTGGTTTGCCAACCTCGCTTAAAAGCCTAGTTGTTGGAGCAATATAGCCAAATTCTTTATCAAGGTTTGATGCGTACATTCCAGCAATCTCTTTATAAACTTCTTGTGGATCGCCGCCTTCACCAACTAGGGCGTAATAAGTTGCCATAGCGTCAGCTTTTCTCATGCCAGAAGTGGTTTGCTCCTTTATTCCAGAGATAGTAAAACCACCAGGAGTATCACCTATGGCTGTTTTTAAAATAGTTGCGTATCTTGCAAGACCTTTTGTTTCAGCGCTGCCACTTGTGTAACCCTTTGCAGTTTTAATAATACCAATAGCATCCGTTAAAACGACTGAACCACTTGGCCCAATGACTTTCATAACATCACCTATCACCTCTTGGATTTCATCATTGTTCTGAGCTAACGCTAATCTCTCATAAAACCCTGCAACTACACTAGCGTCAGAAATAGGCGCATCCTGGCCAAGTATAGCTTCATTTAAAATTTTAAATTGCTTATCATCTATATCTGTATCTGAAAATAAAGTTAATATTTGGGCTGCTGTGGGCGTAGTTACATCAGATCCTGGAACATTTGACTTTATAAATTGTGTTAAGACATCCACAAAGGTTGCATCTTGCTTGGCGGTTAGTATCTTTTTTGCTTTTTTTGCATTTCTTGTGTCTAAAGATATAGCCCTTCGTTCCAACGTTCCCACTAAGGAATTGGTTTCCCTTATTAAATTATTTCGGTCTACTGGCCTTAGATTAGAAAATTGTGTTGGATCTAATAATTTATTTAGAACCCCAAGTGCATCACCAGATTTGCCAGAAATAGCGGCAACATTTACTTCTGATCTTACTTTAATCAATTCAACATTGCCTTTTGAAGTAAGGGATCTATTGGTAGCGTCAACGTTTGTGAAAAATCCACTACTAGCCGCTTCAACATATAGACCTCCAGTAAACATCCCAGGTTTAACTTCAATCCCAAATAATTCATTTTTAGCTTTTATCTGTTCAGGAAGAGTACCAGTTGCAATAATGTTTTCTAGCTGTGAAGCTCGTTCAATTATATGAGCTTTACCAAGATCTATTTGTGCGTTTCTAGCGGTTTGTAAAATGGCAGTTCGCTTATTTAAAATGTCAGTTGTCGAGGATGATAAAAACCTTTTCTTAACAATGGGGTCTTTAATATCCTTTGAGAGAAGAAATTTCTTCTCTTTTGTATTGTTAGCGTAATCTGTGATAGCTTTTGCTGGATCAGTAAGTGCGGTTGTTTTGGCTAGGACTTGTTCATTTTGTAAAAACGTTGTTAGCTGATTTGTTTTGCTGGCAAGTTCTGAAGCCCTCTTTGACTTTAATTCTTGTTGATACCAGGTAAAACCTTCTTTTGCGACTTGTCCGCCAAGATCTCCAAAAGCTGAAATGCCCTGGCTTAAAGCACCAGCGTTAGCCTGGACACTCATTTGAATAGCGCCAACCTCTTTGGTAATAGCGCCTTTTGCTTGATAAGTAGGTACTTTCATTTAAGCGGTCGCATATATTTGTGAGCCAGTAGATATTCCACTTAGCAACGATTGTGCGGCTTTATAGTTCCCGGCTTGTCTAGCAGCTCTCCCATACATTCTATTTAAATTACCCTGCATTGTTTGCTGCAAACCTTGTTCTTCAAGCTGCTGCTTCCCAACCTGGGCGTTATATCGTTTAATGTTTACTTCTTCATCAGCTTCCTGGGCATTTGCCAGGGCGATTTTTAAAGGTGTTCCAGAGTCAGCAAGCCATCCATTATAGCTATTGGCCATATTAGTCTGCTGAGACAACTCCTCATATTGATTTTGGAACTTAATGATCTGCAATTCTTCAGCCTGGATAAGCTGTCTTGCTGAAATATCTGCAGCGTCTGCATTTCTATCGTTTATATCAGCGTTGTAATTAGCGGCTAATTGATCGCTTTTACCTTTTGCTTTAGCTGCTGAGGCTTGCATCACAGTTCCGACAACTGCACTTGCTGTTGCTACATATATACTCATTATGTTATCCTTGCTACTCTATAATAGTCAGATCCATCTGGACCAAACTTTTCCATTAAACCTTCGTCTTTAAAACCGAGAAACTTTGCAAATCGTTGCGCTTCATCCCAATCCTTGCGAACTGCGGCTTGCACTCTAATAAGGTTGTGTTCCTCAATCATTCTTTTAAAATCTTTTTTAACAGCTCTAATAATAGGCTTTGTGTATTCGTGTAATCTTTCAGAACCTAAGAACCAGGCTTCTCCAACCCCACTCCATAAAGGTATTATCCCAGCGCAGGCTATAAGATAGCCATTATCGATTGCAGTAAAACTTGTGCCTGGTCTATTAATACTCTCAGCAAAATCTCTGAACTGCCCGATATGCTTTGGCGCACCTTTATTCATGTCACCGGCCAAGATATCCCTGGCGTGTTCCGGCTTATATTCTATTATTATCATTGATCGAACGTTATTAACCTTGGGTAAATAGCCAAGATAGTAAGCGGCAATGGCTGATCTTGCTTAACCACAACAAACCCATCCGTATCGTAACCACCCTTAAATTCAACTTCCTTATCTCCACTAAACAAAGCTAGGGCTGTGTCCATTTTATCAGCAGAACTTCTGAAATGAATAAGGTCTAACTCTGATTCCAGGCTTCCGACTTTAGCTCCGACCGATCTGAATAGGCGTAGCGTTACATCATGTATTCTTTTTGTTTTTGCCTGGGAAGTTCCTTCTGTTCCTCCAGCTTCAATCCTCATTGTTTTTAAAAGGGATGAATATTTTAATCCGATATGAACTTTTACAGACGCTCTAGCTAAAGCTAAAGCTCCACTAGCCACAGATTTATCTGGATGAGTTGACCCATCAGCTAATATCCCAACTGTTTCACCTTCTAAATGGTTAAGACCACTCATAGCGGTTGCCGCAGCTCCAGTATAACTTAAAGCGCTATCAAGAAAAAAAGCATTTGTTACATCATCACCAAAATCAAACGTTGAAAAATATTCAACAAACCTAGTGGTTGCTCCATTAATTGTTCTTTTAACAATCATATAAACTGTGTCTTCATCAAGATCACCAGGAACAATCGCTAAGCTTTCAACCTCAGCTATCCCTTCATTTGTTGTCGTTAATCTCGTTGTGTCTGTTGATACACACTTTAAAAAGCCAGTTCCATTATGGTTAGTTTCATTAATCGTTACAACCGCTGCACTAGGATTTGCTACAGTAAAATCAGCGTGGGCGTTTATTGCTGTAAATATTTTGTCCGCAGTAGTATTATTATTCGTGTTAGGTCTAAATCCATTTGTAATAGTTGGATCAGCCGCACCCGGAGCTTCGCTTGTGAATGTTACAGTTGTTCCGTCAGACTTTGTAAAGATCAAAGTAGTACCAGCCACTAAATTAGCGTAATCACTTACAGTAACTGTGCATTGTCCAAATCGGCCTGCTAGTGTGTGAAGATGCCAAGCAACAACTTGTTCTTCTCGTCTATACGTCATCCCGGCAAGCTTGCCATTATTTAATACGCACCACACCACATTGTCTGGTTCTTGCTGCAAAGCAAATTCTTTTATTCCGCTTTCTGTAATATTCTCTGCAAGCACAGTCATATCTGGCGCTGTGTAACTATCAGCATCATAATTATAACTCAGCTCTCTAATCTTTCTTAAAGCTCTTTGAACAAACAATGTTACATTGCCGCTTTGAACTGGTTGAATATCAGCCGATCCATAAGTTGTTTGCCTTTTAATAGCTGTGTTTGTTGGGCTAAGTGGCTCTGGAGATCCAGAAGCGCTAACCACATATTCTCCGCCAGACGTTCCAACAACTAAACTTCTAGCTGCAACCAGGTATCGAATAACATTAACTTGATTAGATCCTATCGTATACGTTAAAGAGTCACCACTATTAACCCCATCAGCAAAGTCTGTAAAATCTCCACTTACTGAAAAGAATATAGTCTGCGGTTGAGCTGCGGTATTTGCAAACACTAATCTTTCTTCAAAAAATGTAACGCAGGCAGGAAAACCAGTTGTTGTTGAAAACGCTCCAAATGACCACTTTGTTGATGCAGCTAGGACTGCGACTATAGTTACATCTTCACCAGCGGCTTCATTTGCAAGGTCAACGCTTGGAGCAAATAATATTGTATCTGCGGTTACCTGGACAATTAATTTATTTGTTACGTTATTTCCAGATGTGCCTGCTCCAGTTATTGTTAAATTTTGACCAACCTTAAAACCTTGAACAACAAATTGACCAGCGCTATCTGTAATCCTATCGTTATGTTGTAAGGCAGAGCCACCTGGGTCACCTTCGGCAAATGCAATTGTGTCTACTGCATAACTTGGCAACAGCTCAACTCGGCCATCTTGGTTTTCTTTTACTGCAGCAACTGCGGTAGTTGCATTTGTAACTGAAGCTATTTTAGCATAACCTTCATGAAGCTTTATTAACCTTCCAACATCACCAGCAACAAATAAATTGGCTGAAGCTGTGATTGTTGCATTACCAGTTCTTGCATTACTCACTAGAGTTATGGCAGTTGAGTTCTCATCTTGCATTGGACCACGCCTAAAATCGACTTCGCCAATAGTCCAAGATGTGTGACTAGTTCTATTAATTACCCTAGGAGAATAATCTGGATGAACCAGGTACATTACATCTGCGCTTTGTGTAAACTTGATAGCCGCTAAATCAGCGGTTTCATAAGGTGTTGCTACTTCTACTGCAGATCCGCTAGAGGTAACCTGGCCACCATCTTTATATATTCTAAAATAAGTATTACCAAATTCTAAAACGTAAGTCTGTGTGACTGAAAATTCAAAAGGTATTAGTCTTGTTGCGTTAGCCGCTGTCTTAACAGCCGCTATAAATTTAGTACCAGGCCTTCTTGATGCACCCCCATGAGGATGAATAACAAAGTTCTCTAACCTTGAGCAGCCATTAAAATATTTTGTTACGTCAGTTCTACCATCCAGCCTGGGGGATAACTGCCCTGCTGTGAAGTTGGTAAAAGCATAACTAGCCTTAGCCATATTAGAACCTCGAATTAATAAAAGTTGCTGTTGCTACACCAGCGTTTTGAGTGTCAGTAATAATATTACCAGGGCTTCCTTCTGTCGCATCAACAAACCTAGCTTCAATTAACTTTTTCTCGTAGCTGGCTTTCATCTGCGTTGCCAGGCTGATCGATCCAATTAAAGGATAAGCTAAAGAAGCCGCTAAAGCCGCTGATATAGTTTCCATTAATGAGAAGTCATATTGGTTTGTGTCTAATATTCGAGCCACATAAATTAAATTAACTGTGGATTCATTTGTTAATATCTTCCGCCCTTCAACTTTAAAAAGAAAGTCAGCGGTTTCTAAAGTTAAAACCCTTAAACAATAAGGATCTGTGGGTAATGTGTATTGATAAGTGTATTCAAAAGCTGGTGCAACTGCATCAGCAGCTAAAGATGCTCTGTTAATAAGACAGTTCCAGGGATGGAATCTAAAAACAGTATCTCTAATAGAGTCATACCTTTGATTGCAAAGCCTTGCTGCTTTACTATCTTCTGTTAACGAAACGATTGAACTAGCGCCTAAATCAACCAAAGCGTTATTACATATATCCACAACTGAAGGCATGATAAATTCCTATAAAAAAGGACAGAGCATTTCTACTCTGTCCAAGTTTTTTGTTAGTTTACAACGTACTCGATAAGGAAAGCCATATCACCAGCACCACCACCAGCGGCATCAAAAGTTGCTGCAATGTAGTAGAAACCACCTGGATCAACATCATCACCAGCAGTTATATGTAGCTTTTGACCAGTTGTTTCCAAGCCAAGAGCTTCATAACGTAGCTCTGCAATAGCAGCTCCATCCGCAACAGAAGTGGCATAGATGTCTATGTCCTTAATAGCGGCTTTTTCTGTGTAGATACCGATATCATAAGTACAGCTTCCTCCTAGCCCATCTGATCCAACTTTAATTGAAGTCACAACAGCATTACTTGGGATTGGTGCAAGCATAACAATATCTGCGTTACCAGTATCAGTAGTAGCCAAAGCCACGTTACCTTGAGCAATACGAATAACACCGCTTAATAGTGCAGCGTCATTCATAACGACTGGGATAGCTTCATAGTTCGCTACGAGAGTTGAGTTTTTTGTAGTCATATCTAAGCCCTCCTAAGCTGATTCATCACAAAGGACAGAAACCACTTTAGCTTCTTCCATGCGTGTAGCTCCGAATGTGGAGCAGTAAAAGACCTGGGTTGAGTAGGATTTATCTGCCCTCTCATCAATCTTTGCCATAACGTCTTTACCTACACCAAGTTTAATTCCATCTTCTGCCCAGGCAAAACAAGTTCTGATGTTTGAAGCAACAGCTAGTCTTGTAGACATTATGAATTTAAATCCTAGGAAAGTATCAACTTCACCTTGAACAAGCGCTTTTATATTAGAGAAATCAGAACTTGTTACTGAAGTCACTCCTAATAAAGCTTCAACTTGAGCTGGTGCAACTGCAATATATCTTTGGATAGAAGGATCAACAGACCCATTATCTAAGATTTTCTTTGCAGCAATCAACTTAGCTACTGATAAATCAGCCGATCCATGAGCAATAATATTGCCAGCAACCATAGCTTGTGTTCCAGAACCAGAAGATCCAGTTCTTGATGTACCAGTTGCCGCTGTAATGATTGCATCATCAATAGATCTTCCCATTGCAGCAGCCGCTGCTTGAGCGTAGACGCTAGTTGGATCAGCTAACATTCTTACTTTATCAGCATCATCTATAAGATCTGCCCACTCATAAGTGTCTAGGGAAACCATCCTTCTACTATGTGGGGTATCTTGGATTAAAGTGTCTTGGTGTCTGCTTGCACGTTTCACCGCAGCTTGCGAACCAATTTGATCGAAAAATGCCTTCTCACCAGTTACTGATTCTTCTGAAACAGCACCACGCAGCAAACTTGTTTTTTGCTGAGATAGAAGCTGTACGTTAGAACTGAACTGATTTACGAAAGCGGTTGTTATCTGTGAACTCATATCACTTCTCCGTTTTGTAAAGTTTAAATTTAATTAAAAAAGGTTACCTACAAGAGTGCAGACCTGGGTAAATATTATGCGAGGGCGTTAGCTTATCCCGACTTAGGTTTTGTTACAGTTTTCAATGGAAGGACCTTCCCAGGTTTATCTTCAGTTGAACACCACTTCAAATACGTTTCGGCTCTTTCCAAAGGATTATCAATTATCCTTCCAGATCCGGTTTCAAGCACTAATCTTAAAACCTCTAGCCTAAATTCTTTATCTTCATCACTAATCATTGCTTAATTGCTCCGCTATTCTAAGAGATTCTTGAACAGACCAGTCATGTTCTGGATGTTTTTTATCCCAAAAAGGGCCATCTGGCCTTCTGATTTCTCTAAGTTTTGTGTTTAATTCTTCATTTGTTGGCGCACCACTCATCTTTGTTCCAGCAAGTGTGTCTTCTCCAACCTTTTCTTTTAGGAATCTTCCTAACTTAGACATCATTCTTATAACATCTGGGTTATCTCCGAATAAAGAACCATCTTCCATCTTTAAAGTTACGATATCATCTGGCCCAAACTCTGATAAAATGCCATTACCTAGGGCAATGTTGTCATCAAATGCAGCGCCCATTTCTTTTTTAAGGGCATCAACTGTCTGTTGTTGCTTTATTATCATAGCGTTTGGATCTATAGGTTCTTGAGCTGTGGTTTCGTTAAACCAATTCAATAAACCTTGTGCCTGCTTTGTTTGCAATCCAAGTTTATGGGCTATATCCTTAAAGCCAGTTATCATTTCTGAATTTTCAGCTTGGCCTTCTGCTATTTTATTTTCAAGTTCATAACCAGAACTTTCAGCAGGCCTTCCCATTTTATCATAAACTACGCCCCAATCATCATCAGTCGCATATTTACCAGGGATAGCTACCTTGTCAGCTCCAATCATAGATTGAGCGTTGACAAAGGATTTCGCTAATTGTCCTACATCAGTAATTGTTTCTAGGCTTTTATGCCCTCTAATTTCTTCTGGAATTTCTGTGCGCCAATCAACTTTAACTGGCTCGACAGACGTTGCTTCTCCGACATCAACCGGGGCATCCGCTACCTGCGCTTCACTCATATTTCCGCCACTTCCTCTCTTTTAACTTCATCCTGCAGCATGGATTGTAAAAATAAAATTACTGTGCGCTGCCCTTCACAGTATGCCATTTCGTTTGACTCGTTTGAAAACGTAGTACCTTTAATAAAATACCTTCGTTCTAGATCTGCCATAACCTTCACGCCATCATCCGACTTTAAGATATTCTTATAAGACTGCCTTAAATCGACCTGGTTCATTATTCGATAGCTTTCATCATAGGAGCTGCGTTACCAGCCGCTTCTGCAGTCTGCATCATCTGTTGCTGCTCAGCTTGTTGCTGTTGTTGCTCCTGCCTTTGTTTTCTTACCTGGGCAACTTCTTCATCACCTTTAATCACAGAAGCTGGGATAGAAAGAACTTTAATCATTTCTTTAGCCATGCCATCTGTATCCAAGTGATCTAATATAGAAGGATCAATCTGTGCAAATGGAGATAACATTTCTAAAAATCTCATCATTGATTGGACATCACCCTGGCGCTGCGCTTTTGCCAATGGTGAAACGTATTCAATTTCAATGTCACTACTTCTCATAAATTCTGGAGCAGCATCAAATGCTTTTTGTCTTGAAAGTAAATTATAGGTTCTGGTTATAAGTGGTTGTAATAGTTCAAATTGTAGCCTTCCCAAAACTGGGCCAAGCATCCTCATCTTTTCTTCAGACCTCTGAACAACCTCGGTTGCTGTCATTTGTGGCCCTTGCCCAAGAAGTAATTGGTCAACGTAGAAAGCCGCTTGGATAGCTTTTCTACGCTGTTCTTCCATATTAAGACCAAGAACATTATTTGCGCCAATATTTAATGGCTCAATTCTATCCCTCGTTCCCGATCTGTAAAAATTTAGACCACCTGGAACTGTACGAACCGGCAGCACAAACCCATCATCCGGAACAAGCAGGGGAGGATCAACTTGCTTTTGCGCTGCTCGGATCGTAGTTTGACTCATAACGTTAATCATTTTTATATCGGGCAAAGCCACCATTGAAGGTGACCTTCCGTAACCAACTTCATAAGAACTCTTTAAAAACCTGGGTACGCAGTAAGGAAATTCATCAAATCCGCTTTCTGATAGTACAGTTTTTCCTTCTGGGTCTATATAAATGGATGCTACTGGCTTATTACCAGCGTCTATTTTTGTTATATCACGATCATCCCTCTTAAAAACAGCATGGATTAACGTAATCATTTCGTAAGGATTTTCAGATTCCCTCTTTAAAATCTTCTGTGACATGTTTTCCACGCCAAATTTATTGACAACTGCCCTAGCTGGCATCTGAAATTTTCTAAAAACTGTATCAACTCGGCCATTATCGTCTTCTGAAACGTAACATTCTGATATATGCCTGGCTGAAAACCTAATTTGGAAGTCATCATCACGCTCTATAAACAGAACACCAGTACCAAATGTAATTAAATCATGGTATAATTCATGGATTTGCTCAGCAAAGTTAGACCTAGCGAACGCCTGGTACATAACATCTTCAACAGTTCCTAACCATTCCTTAGCTTCATCACTAGATTCCAGCTCTCTATCTCTAAACCTAAGAGAAAACCATTTAGTTGACATATTTGTAAGCATCCCATGAAGAGAAGCGCTTAAAAGTTCTGCTGCTAATGGAGCTGTTGTGTCAAACATAAGCTCGGTGTTCTTATCACCAGGGGATCTTTTCTTAGTTATATCGGCTTTCCTGGTAACAACATAGTCACCTATTTCTTGCCAATGACTTTCCCAGGTAGCTCTTTGGGTTTCCAGACCACCTAACCTTTTTAAAAGAAGGTGAGCTGTTGAATCAATCTCTGCCATTTATCCTAAAGTTCCTTTAAGTCCTGGTTTTAAAATCGTTGTTAATTGAGTTGTATCGCCTTGCGGACTTGTTAAAATTGTACCTTTTCGACTAGCTCTCTTTGAAGATGAAGCTGAACTAGCGTTAACCACTCCATTTGGGTTATAGCTTGAGCCACTTGTTTCAGTAGGAGCTTTTACCACTTTCTTTATTGCATTTGTGTTAACTCTCGCCACTTGAGAAGAAGCATCATTAGAATTGTCATCTGGCTGTTTATTTGGGTCAAGGTCTGGGTTTCCGCTATAAGTGGTAAACTCAGTTCCAAAAGCATTGGTTGTGTTTACAACACCTTCAACAGTTCCACGACTACCATAGACCGGAGAGCCACCTCTTTGTAAACTTTCCTGCATATAAGCACCAGACAAAGAAGAAATTAAGCTTAACGCTCCAGCACCAGGAATTAAAGCGTCTACCAATTGACTACCAGTAAGACTTCCAAGACCTTTTTCTTGCGTAGACAAAGCTGAACTACCAGCGTAATCACCAAAGCCAGAAGCTAATCCAGCTTCAGACATCTGATTTTGACTTTGAGCCGCTGTCATTCCAGCTATAGCGTTTTCTTCTTCCATTTGGTCAATAGTATCTTGATTGCCTGGTTCGCTTGTTTCAGCTCCCATTTATCAAGATCCTAATAAAGATTTATAAGTTATTTCTTCATCTTCAATCATTCCAGTAGGTCCAGTTAAAATAGTTTTCTTCCTAGACTTTTTCTTAGGGTCAGTTCTTTTTCTATCGGATTCCGCCTGGATTGTTGTGTTGGGTTTTACAACTGGTGGCGGTGGCGGTGCAGATTCAACTGGAGGAGGTGCTTGAACTTTAGGTGATAAAAACGACATTAGACAGCAACTCCAAAAACATTATATGAACTATCCGCTATTTCTTGCGGCGGCCTTTCGAAACTTTTGTTTTCTTTAATTCCAACTCCACAGTACCTCCAGGCATCCGCCGCATGACTTGAGAAATCATGTACCGGAGTGGCTCTAAAAGTCCGTAATCTTTCGTTATAGGCTCTGTGGTAATGCCTAAGCGCTTCGAGTCCGACTTTACATTTGTCCTGGTCAAACCAAGTGCGTGATATAAGCATCTGTGCAGCATGAATCCCATCTTCAATAGGTAGTTTTGGAACAACCCGAAAGTTGATCCCAAGGTCATAGGCAATCTCTCGGCGGCTTTTGCCAGTTCCAAGTTCCCTAACTTCAATATCATGCGGCGCATTGTGAGTGCCATAAACATAATCTTTATTTGCAAGTATTTTCGCATAATGGGGAAGCCCCTCACCCCTTGCTTCATAATAGTCAATAACATGAACTGCCCTACTTACATTCTGGGTAAACCAAATAGCGGTGCTATCCCCTATTCCTAGATCCCACCAGGTATCAACTCTATGAGCTGGGTCATATGGAACGTTTCCAACCCTGCCAGCTTCTTGAGCCGCTTGTAATTCCTTACCAAAAATAGTTCCTGGTACATTTGCCACCCATGAACATTCAAATTCCTGGGCGTATTGGTCAGCGCTCATCATAGATTCAGCCGCTTCTAATTCTTCCTCATCAACAATCTCAGTTTCACTTGCCTTATAAACCTTGGTAAACCAATCATCACTATTCGTAGCCGCTTCATAAAGATCATAAAAGGCGTTATGTCCTCTAGGCGTTCCAATAAAAAAAGCCCACCCCTTCCGATCAGACAAAGCTGGTCTTAAAACTGTAGGAAATAAACTCTCCGGGATATCAGCCATTTCATCTATACAGCATCCATCAAGGTAAATTCCCCTCAGCGAATTAATATTTTCAGAACCCAGAAGCTGTATTCTTGCACCATTCGGCAGATCACATCTAAGCTCAGTTTCATGGAAAGATACCATAGGCACTTTCTCAGCAAACTCTTTCAAATACGCCCAGGCAACCATCTTAGCTTGTCGATAAGTTGGCGCTATATAAGCGTATCTAGGGTTGTTCTTTGTGTTCAGTATTGCTGCCCTCAGCAAATGGTTTATAGCCATCACAGTCTTGCCAAATCGTCTGTGGCACACAACTACACCCCAGCGTTTCTTATCTAGCTCAGCGTGTAGCTTTGCTTGGAGAGGCCTTGGCTTGTAAGGTATCTCAATGTTCATGTGTCAGACACTCCTAAGCAAGGATATATTATGGTATAGAAAAGCGCCCCGATCGCTTTGGGGGTATGGGGGGTATAAAAATATTTTTGCCACCCCATCTTACGCTATCAAATCTCGTATGGATTCTAACTGCAGCATAGATCACAGCTCATTGGTTACGTTATTGATTACGAAACCAGGTAATTAATTCTAAATGATAATGATTGTGTGTTGCATTACTATTATTAATCTCGTGTGCGTGAATACTGCCATGATTGTAGACAAATCACAGCAATGACTACACAGTCTCTACTGTTCCATTCTGCCAACTCAACGTAATCTGACCTTGAGCTGTTCCCTTATCTTCTGGCTTATCTCTTAGTCCACTACTCTGCATCTGCCTAATGTGCTTGTCCTTATGATCGGCTTCCAGCCTTCTTCTCTGAACCTCAGCCATTGCCAGCTTCGGATCGGTAGGCAGCGGAGCTTCGACTAGATCTATGATCTGATCTCGCATCACTTCACATTGAAGAACTCTGGCTTGTCTATATAAAGAGTAAGCTTCTTCATTCTCTTGAACATGCCTTAAAACAGTCCTCCAAGAAGGTAAATGCTTACTTTGGGTGCAAATCCTGGTCAAACTAATACCTTCAGCTATACTTTCGCATATCTCAGTCATCTGCGTTTTATTTACTCTTAGTTTAGCCATCAGCTTAGTTTCGCCTTTAAAGTAATAGCCTAGCTCATGAAGAAGCTAGACTATTTGTAAGGATTTTAATGAACTGAGAGGATTGGATTAATACTATTGTTCCTAATCCGGTTAGCTCCTCTGAGCTTAATAAAAACCCTACTATTTTGGGAACATTCAGTCAAGGCTAATGATTAAAATAAACTTAATTTATATTTATTTAATCATACCCCTTGACGTTTAACGTCATGCGTATTATATAAGAGATGTAAGGTTATTAACAACAAAAGGAGAGACAATGAACGCAGTAATGAAATATGAAGCTATTTGCGGTGAGCTGTTAATAGATCCAGCATTACCTTTTGAAGATGAGAAGTTTATACTTTTTGTCCAGGCAGTAAAAAAGATGAAAGACATCAAACCGCCAGAGCATTGGGTTCTAATCAAAAACTTTTTAAAGGAGAATTACTAACATGGAAAACAAAGTAAAAATGGGTGACATTTTCAGTTGTAGCTGGGGTTATGACCAGACCAACATAGACTTTTACAAATGTGTAGGTTTTACTCCCTGCTTCATGAAATATGTCCAGGTCAAAACAGAAATTGTAGATAGCAATGGCAGTAGTGCTGATTATGTTGTTCCAGGTAAAAAAGAAGGCGGAGTAATCTACAAGGCTAAAATCAAAGAGTATGGCAATGGCCCTGGATTTGCTCCCAATAGTTTTAGCTGGGCAAGCAAATGGAGTGGTGATCCGGTTTACCAAACAGCATCTGGTTGGGGTCATTAATGGCTGACAAGGAACTTAAAACAACTTGGGCCGATAACAACGTTGTTGTTACCGGCTCTGATGAAGCCACAAACAAGCTCATAGCTGAGCTGATAGCTAAGAAGCTTGCAGAAGGCAAAACTAAACCAGGAACTAAGGAGATACAATGAAAATAGGTACTAAAATGATTGGAGCTTGGGGAGCAATGGAAGCTCAAAGCTATGGTGTAATTACTCAGATCAATCCTGGCAAAGTGTTTATTGCCTGGGATGAATTTCCAGGATCAGTAAGCTACGATATTTCTGAGATAAACAAAGGCCAAATGATGTTGCATGGCAAGCCAGTTGGCGTAGGTATTTACACAGAAGATCAATATTATGAAGGAGCTTAAATGAAAGTAATGAAAAAATGGAAACCAAAAGGAGCTTGGAAAACCGCAAAGTTTTTCAAGGTACGATTATTTGAACCAAAGCTTCCCATTTGTGGAAGCTTTTTAGTTTGGGCTGTTGTTGGATATAAATGGGTTCGAGTAATGAACCTGGTTCACACAGTTAAGTTTAAAATGAGCCGAAAAGCCTGGGATGAATTAAAGGTCTGTGATCTATATGTAGAAACAGATCTTGCCCAACTTAAACTAGCTGCTTAATCTTTATTGATTTATTTCATCATTGCTATTGACTTTTAACGTCATGCGTATTATATTAATAGTGTAAGGGAATTAATAACAAAAGGAGATAGAGAAAATGGCTTTCAACAAATGGTTCGACACTTTCATTGAAGAAAAAGGAATTGACCTCAATGAAAACTTTTATTTCTACGAGGGAGAATTGGCCCACATTGTAGAGATTGGTACTTTAGCTGCCTATGTTAAGAATTGTTATGGGCCGGTAAAAGCAAAGATCAAAAACACTTTGGTGATGATCGATTTTAAGAATGGTGATGTTAAACACTATTTAAAATTCCTAGCCAAAGGAATGGTAAACGTTAACTATGAAGGAGCTGCGTAATTAAGAAGCCCAATAAAAAAGAGATCTTAAAAAAGTTCTTAAAGTTCGTAAAGATGAATGAAGCCAAGCCCATTGAGGAGTGGACTTGGATTGAGTTGACAAGACATTGTCAATTAGAGCAAAG